CTACATAAATATCGCCAATGTTATCTACGCCGGCTGTTTTTGAAAATCCTTCCATGAATAAAAGAGTTCGCGAAGTATTTGCATTATATGTATATAGATCACCACCAGACGCATTTTTATACTTTATTTTGTATTGAATGTCTCCCCTATTTAGTTCATGAGCAAACGGAAACGCATATATACCTTGCCAGAAAGCTGCTCCAGCATCTGGAGTATCATCATCTGACGGACCGTCATAATAAATAACATTGTCAATCGTTTTTTTAACTGTTTCATCTGGCCATTGAACACGTGCATATAAAAACATGTCAGGAAGCACCGTATCATAAAATACCTCACTTGAATCAGCACAACGAAAACCCCTATTATGATGTATATACGATGTCGATTGTGCAGCAGCATCGGCAACTACCCGCCGAGATGCATCGAAGCCCAGTTCATCGACCTTAAAAGAGCCGGTGAGATATTCATTAAAAAATGAACCGCTATACACAGAGATCGGTTCAATTTCAAACTGATCAACAGTTGGATGACTATAAAGAGCTTCGTGGATTGCATTTGATGTAAGATCTTGATTTCTATTCTCGTGATACTCTTTGTTTTCTTTTATTAGCGAGCCGTAAAACGTCATTGATGCCGGATCTGTTTTAATTTTAAGAAGAGATCCTGACAATGATTGCTGGCTTACTAATCCATAATCTCCTATTTTATCGCCCACACAACGATCAATACCTAAAACCAACTGATCACCTGGTAATAATATAAATGGCGCAGATTGGGAGTATGATTTCACTGTCACTTGTTGAAAAACTTTATCAAAGAGGATATCACCTGTTGTCGTTTCTTGATTTGTTAAAGCTGGCCCATAGTTTTTGACGTGGCGTTTAACAAACTTATGAACAGGTATATTTTGATTTTTGGCTTGTAACGTAGGAGAATTAGCAAATACATACTCTTTGAAAGGATATAATGACATTTCTAGTGATATATCTGAATCTTTTCCGCCTGCAGAAGTATTATCAAGTTGAAACGGTTCAATGTTATTACCTCCAGGCCAAAAATGTGAGTACATCGTTGAAGCTCCGTTATATGTAGATGAACTGTCAGTATATCGAGGAATCCTAGAATACATATAACATGAGCTTGCAATTGCAGGTGTAAATTCTAAGTTGATAATTCCGTCGTATGTTTTTTCCTCATAGTTTCCATCATTTGCGAACGTAAATCCGTGAGAAAAACCTGCATCATGTATTGGCTCAAACGTTGCAAGCTCTGTGGCTCCAGCATTATCAACCAAAACATTCGAATTATAAAAGCATACTGAGCTACTTGCAATTAACACTCTTTCACTTGACGATACACCTTCGGTAGTATCTGCTCCTGAAGATGTGTTTTGTCTTTGAAGATATAAAAATACAACATAATTCGTCATCTCACGTGACATGTCATCGGCTCCGCCACCAACACCTAGACCATTGTCGCCGTTGATTAATTGGCGAGCATGAACAGGGAGTGAAATGTTAATTTTCTCAAGAAGAAATGGTGAAGAAATTATATCGCTTGTACTTAATACCTGACTTGACGTTGCATGGTATTGTGTTCCCCAGGGTGCAAGAGATGAAATTGTTGGAAGGCCTGTTTTGTCATAGCCTAGATTTTCTTTTGTGTAGTTTAATGATCTGTTTTTTTCGTTGTTTTGGGGATAGAAATTGTTCTGACCAGCGAATTGTGAGGGAAAAGTTTCAGGACCAGCATCACCATAGCTATTGTAATCAAATGCATATCTATATGTACGTGATGAGCCATCTTCTGGATTCGTTAATCCAACCTGTTCCCACTTATTTTTACCAAATGCATAATAGCAGAATCCTGTAAAATCTTGATCACGAAAATCTACAGAGTCAAGTACATTTTCAGCTAAGGCACCAGCGGCTACAGCTTCACCTGTCTGGCGAAATACATATTGTTCTTCATTTGCCGTAATATCAAATGTAAATGACGTCTTGCTTCCAAGCGGTGATGAAAAGTTTGGATAAACTTCTTGATCAGTTCCCGTTAGGTAAAACTCAGATGCTCCGATATGTTTGTCCGTATCGTTAAACGCTGAAATGTCTTGACCAGGTGTGATGATATTAAACGCTTGATCACCAATCCCCTTTTTTACTCTTCCTTGTGTCGAAATGTCAGATGAAATTGACGGTACTTTTGGATCATTTGCCGGAAGGCCAACTTGAACATTTAGATCACTTTCACCTTTGAATAATATTGTATTCTCATCGTTAAATTTTATATCAAATTCACCACTTCGATCTTTATCACCTATACGCTTGATAGTGGGATATTGACCCCGATGATTGTCTTGATCACGAAGGGCAATTCGAGGTGAGTACGATGTATATGAATTTGAAAAAACGCCATGCTTGACATCATGAAGTGCTTTTACTTCTGTTTCATTAAGCTCTCGATTCCAGATAGCAAGCTCAGCTAAAGAAGCATTTAAATATGAACCTGCAGCGTCCCAACCACCAACAGTTATATCAGCCGCTGTATTATGCATAGCAGTATATGTCCCTACTTCACTATAATTAATTTCAGATCCGCTCTTTTTATGACCGTCTAAATAAATTGTAATACCAGAACCTGACAGTGTTTCATTTCCGTTATATGTAATTGTAATATTGTGCCATAAATTATCAACTATCGCCTTATTATCAATTACATATGAATATTTTCGATGACCTGCAACTGAATCATATAAAAAGAACGAAATTGTTTGTGCGTTTTCGCTGTCTGCTTGATTATTATATAACCAAACTGCATATTCTCTATTTACACCATCAAGTTTATTTATAATATTTTGATATTCTTTAGTTGGTTCAAGTGGATTTTGTTTTATCCAAAAACTAATGCTAAATGGGCTATCATTAGCGCTGTCACCAAATGACAAATCATCATGGTCACTAACAACACCAACATCATTTGTACCATCGAAAGTAACTGTTGAGTTTTTGTTTTTAAACGGGGTATCAAAATTTAATGAAGGTTCATTTGTCCAGTTTATAACATGACTATTTCCAGATGAATCTTCTGTAAATGTTCCGCCGTCATCATTATAAAACCTCCAATATGCTATGAGGCTATCATTGTTTATGTTTGGATTAATATCACCATATATTGTTTGCCACGAACCAGTTAGATGATGATCAACAATATTTATATCATTAATTGTTGTATTACCAAGAAACTTACTTTTTACTTCTTCACTCATTTAACTTTCCATAACTTTATAAATTTACACCTATAAATATAATACATTTTATTTTTTTAGTAATCCGCCAAAAGCTAATGAATCGGTACCTTCTGGATTATTCCCATATATGAAGCCCGATACTGATGATTTTGTGTTATGGTCATAACGCTGGCGGTTTCTATCATATGATGTGTTTAGTTCATCATTTGCTACTTGTCCTTCATGATCATTAAAGGCATTTTGAATTTTTGCTACATCGGAGCTATAGCCAGGAACAGCAACTTCTAGGATCTTTTCTTGTGCATCAAAAAACGGATCGCTTACTTCTGCTTCTAACGTCGTGATGTCTCCAGTGATTACAGAGCTACCGAACTCTCTCGATGTGTTACCAGCCTGGAGGTCACCTCGGAAAGAATGTGGATGAAATGGGGAGTCGATAGATAGGTTTCCGATAGTATTACGGATTGTAAGCGGTTCGATAACACCATCAAACCTTGCAGGATCAACAAGGCTCTCATGAAATACTATAGGATATTGAATGGCCCAATTTCCGCCCAAGAATGCTATTGGATCAAAACGACCATTAATATCAAGATATTTTTTATCATCAAGGTGATATTTAGGCTGTCCAAACTCACGCTCTTCAATATAATGATCCGGCTGTTTTCCGCGTTGTTGGCCCGATGATATTTTAGGAGTAAGCGCTTCAGAATATTTTTGATCTTGTAATTGTACAGAAATGCCCTGCCTAAAACGTAAAATTTTAGATGTATCAATTGAATTTTCTTCGGCTATAATACGAAGAGGTGGATCAAAACGAGAAGACCTATCAACTGCAGGTACTAATGTACCGATAATTGTTCTTTTAATAAATTTTGCTGATGCCATTAGAATTTACCTATGCTGCCTGTTATTTGCGATAGAAAGATATTTCCCCTAGAACTGTCACGCTCTGAAGCTTGTAAATAAATATCATCGTAAAGGTATTTAAAACGGTGGCGCTCTAACATATGAGACTCAACAATAAAATTTGTCCCCATATATTTTGTTTTTCGTGGAAGAAGCTGTTCAATAATTTGAGTAAATGTGCTATTAAACCATTTAAATAATGCAAAATAATTATCAAGATCAGGTTTCGACGTAAGACGATTAAAATAAACCTCTCTTAATTTTTCTAAATCTTGATATGAGTCTGCAAATACATTATTTGGAGCGCCAAGAATATCATTTATAATATCGAGTGATGAAAACATCTTGATAATGTCTTCGTTCAGTGCATCAACAGAAGAAAACTCTACAGAAAACCTTGGATCATCAAAAAATTCACCTTGTTTTGTAAGCTCATGAACAAGACCGTGAATTGCGTTTTTTGAAGAATCTGCATTATATTCTTTCTCCATTCCCCTCGCACGAATCTTATTAGTTTCTTGCAAAAGATCAAATTTAGATGATATTAACCCAAAGTAAAATGTTTCTGGCTTAATAACATTTGTGTCAGCTTCAAACCCAAAACAACCGACATGGTTTTCATTTTGTGAATAATCAAATAATTCTATTTCACCTGACACATTTGTGCCTGTGCTGACTTGATCTGTTGAAGCATCCACTCTTAATCGTTGAAATGATCCAGTTGCCACTGTATTAAAATTAAAATTATCAAAAGGTGAAACTACACCAAGTGAAGTATAATTTTTAACATGCTCTTTCCATTCATTGTTAGTAAAACCTTTTGACCACATTCTAAGGTGGCCAACTTGACCTCCAAATTCTGTAGTTCTTGTAACAGATGAAAGTGCCGCTGCGTTTAAAAACTTATCATGTGCTGCAATCGCTTGGTTTCCTATCGTAATAAATGATCCAGATGCATTTAAGTTATCATTATTTGTTTTAAACATATCGTTATCAGCACCCTCATAAAAGAATGATGATGTTGTAAAAAATTCTTTAATCTCACCAAATGATTGTCTGGCACATTTTAATGAATACGATGAGGAAGCGACGCTGCTAATCTCATCATTACGATGCCTGGACACAGAAATATTCCATTTATTTCCGTCAAAAATATTTGTACCTGTTAAAATAAGTGAAATGATGCTGTCGTCAGTCATCGTAGTTGAGTCAGTCGGACTAATATAGCACCTTAACTCATGATCCTCAGGCGAGATTGATGATGAAACAGCAATTATATTTGCGACCACAGCATGTGTATCAGACGGCTGTAAAGTACCAGTTATGCAAAGCCGCATTAAACTTTGATTTTCAGGATATGTTCTTTGTTTAGGAAATTTATAAATACCTTCAACTAAAAATGAGCCTGACGTATATAAACCATCAGATTCAAATGAGGATATTCCGTGAGGATAATATATTTCCTTATTGGTAAATGGACCAACAGGCTCTGGAAATCCCACTTCTGTTCTTGAACCTGAAAGCCATGATGATGTTAGGTATGGAAAATTAGGCGCAAACCCTTGTGCTGATAATATTCCTGGTGTTTCAGTTGATAACGAACCAGAAAAATCAAGCAATGTAGATACTTCTGTTTTTTGTTGGCGTGAAAATGTGATGTCTTTCTTAGCGTTACCGCCATATTCTCTAATTCGTAATAAAGAGTCGGTATCAATTCCAGCGCTACGAAGCATAGACTTTATCGAATGAATTGTTCCTTTTGATTTGTGAACATCGTTTAAGTTCAAAAGCATACGTTTCCATAGCTGTCCTTGAATATAGTCAAGTGATAACGATGAAGAAATATTTCCATCAATATTTTCGCCTTCTATTAATTGTGCTAGAGTTGCGTTAGGGAAAAATGATGGAAGGTCAAATCCATAATATTCAGAAATAAATGGTAAAAACATTGCTAAAGCAGAATCTTTATCATCATAGTCAAGGTGAATAATATTTGAAAAATGATCTAAAACAATCTTTATTTCGTCAAAATGCTTACCCCACATTAGCAATAATGCAGTCAGCATCTGTGCTGTTCCTAGCTGTCCATTCCCAGGAGTATCTAATGTTGGTGATGCACTTGAAATTGTTCCCATTCCTTTCTCATCTGTCTGGATGACTTGCTGACCCTCTAAGAAATAATGTGGAGGCACAAGTTTTGTAATTAAATTTGGATTATTTTCATCATAAAAACTTGCAGATAATAGAAGCCCTGTGTTTAAGTTAATTGTTTTTTCAAATGCCGGAAACAAAACAGGGGCAAAAGATTTATCTTCAAAAGAGATCGGTTCTAGTAAAAGCGATCCTGTGTTTCGAAGCTCTACATCAAAATTTGAAATATAACTATGAAGTGAGTTGCCAGATGAATCTAAAAGTATATTTGTTGTATTTGCAGAATTGTCGTAATCATATGGTTCATTAAATTTGAAGTATAACTTAAGATCATCATTTGCAAAAATTGTTTTTTTACCATAAAGCTCCTGATCTTCAATAGATCGCTTTGAATGAAAGAACCTAAATTCATCTAAATAGCCAGAAAATGTCTCTTGGGGAACAAACTTTTCAGTAGTCAAAAAACCTGTTTGTAAAGTTGTTGTTCCAGTTCCAATTGTCAATGCAGAAGAAACAGGACTGACCTCTAGCATTTCAACTGAGTCTGACACTGTTATTAATTCAGTGTTTTGATATAAATAAATTTTATTTTGGCCTGGGCTCCTATCAAATGTTGCGCAAATATGTGAAAATCCGCCTTTTGTGATAGGAAACTCTTCAAAAACCATCGATGAACCAGATGTAATAATAAATTGAATTTGAGCTGTTTCAATTGAACTTGATTCAGATAATACTAGCGAAAAACCAAGGTCTTCATTTTCAATTTTTTGACAAATTACCTGGTTATCATTAACTTCCTCAGGAATAAAAATATGTGTTTCAATAGAAAAAGAATTGGCACCAGGATTAAGAACTCGCTCAAAAGGTATCGTTTTGTCAATTATTTCATCTGCATTTTTTCTATCACTTACTTCAATATAAGAATTGTCAAATTTAAGAAATCCTGTATTTTTTGGGAATGAATCATAAACATATTTTTCAAACCCAGTGAGGCCCACTAAAAAATCATGAACCTCCTTTTTTGTTCCATCAAACGGAAACTTATTTACGATTGTATCAAACGCCGTATTAACATTTGCTTCTGCGGAATTAAAAAATGTATGATTTTCGAAGCTAGACCAATCAATAGGAAGTTGCTGTGTTGATTGGATTGAGTTTAAATTATAATGAGCATACACATCATCGCTTAAGTCAAGGTCATTATCATTAATTTTTTTAGCCGCTTTATTTTGGGCTAAACTATCAATAAAAAAAGGTGATACAAATGTTGGTGATGAATACGTCATTTATTACATAACCATAAAAATATGTTTGTTCTGTATTGTGTATTGAATACCATCTGATTCAATAATTCTAAATCTTATCTCATATGACATTCCCTTCGAAAGATTTGACATATTTAATTCAAAAAACATTTCATCTTCATCATATGAAACTTTTGTGCCAACCGTGTCAAATGGTATAATAATATCACCTGATGCATTTGAAACAATCGAATAATACATATTGTCTAACAGTAGGCTTGCTCTTTCTAGTGGCAGTTTTGATGCGACTACATTATTATAATTTCTATCCTCAACAAAAATATGAAATCTAATATTATCACTATGTGAATATTCACTTTTTAAATTTGTAATCGTTGAAATATAATTTGTGTAATCATAAAGATTTGTTGTTGAATCCTGAATAGTGTCATCATACTTTACAATTAAACGAGGCGTTTTGTTTTTATCATTTGAATGACGAGAAATGAATCGCTTAACAAATCTTGTTTTTGTGTCTGTTTCTTCTGTTGCGATAAATGATAGCCTAAATCCATTATTTGGAATTGTTCCATCAAGCATATCTGAAATAACTGCAGAAACATCAATTGAAAGATCTTCAGTTCCTTCTTCAAAAACCTGTGTCAATGTTGAATATCCTGTAAATATATCAGCAGCTGGCCCAGCTGCTCCGGGAATTTCCCAAGTATTATCTGATCCCGCAGAAAATGATGCCGTAATATAATTGCATACACCTAGATCATCAAATGATGAAACGTCTCGACCTTGTCCTTCATCAAATGCCTGACGAAGTGGGTATAATTGCAACGTAAAATTTGAAGGTGATGTCTGTCCACCGAATACATCAAATAACTTTAGCTCGCAAGAAAAATTTAATTCAGCAGGTGCTGTGGCGGGAACGTTGTCTAGATCAAATTTTATTAATCCTCGCGACAATTCAATTGGTGTAGCTTCACCTGTAAAAATAGATTCATCATATAATTTAAAAATATCAATTGTGCTTGACTTACCCATATTTGCATCAGACGCTTTCGTTGATGCATTTAATATTTTATTTGTTATATATGTGTCAGCAGAAGCTGTAATAATTTTATACATTATTTCACGTATCCTATAATATCGTCACTTGGAAATTTTAACTCAAACATTGAGCCAACGGGACCAATTACAAACTCATTTTTTGTGTTAGCTGTTGGGTCAAATAAAATGTTGCTATAATCGCCTGAACTACCGACACCTGTCCTATTAAAAATTGAAATGTCGCCAACAAGAGAAATAACAGCATCGTTTGATAAGATGATTTTCTTTATTTCTGATTTATTTATTGGTTGATCAATTTGCCACATTTTAATATTAAAATATTCTTTTAACTTAGAATTTATTTGCTGAATTACTATGTTTTTATTCGAAACACCGTCTGTAATAATTTCATATTCAAGTCCTATGTTAATAATAAATGCATCTAAAATATCAATAGCATCAGAAATTAGCCTATATTCATTTAAATAAATTTCAAGATTTTTCTTAAGACCATCAGATGAATGTGTAATTTTACCAGCGCTGTCTCTGCTTAAAATAAATAATTGTGTTGCCAGTGGGTTTGGTGATATTTTTGAAATACCCGCGCGGAATACTCTTCCAAAATCCGCAGGCATCGTATAGACCCTAGCCAAAAGATCACTTTTAGTTACAATACGAGATTGAGAGTTCATATATCCTTTATACTCATATTTCATTTCATTTAATGTTGGCTTATCCTCACCGCCCTGCGCAGCTAAATCGTTTAAAACATCAACAGAATTTTTAATTGAAAGATTAATCGATGCAGTTGATAATCTATTGTAAGCAATAAACAGTGTTGAGATTGTTTTTATTGAATTTGCAGGAACGTTGTGGCCTAAACCACCACCAGACCTATATGTTACAGTAAGTGTTGTATTATGCGGAGCCATGCCAAGCGTTGATGTTGATAGCATGTTTTTAGGGTCAATTGCCGCGCGTGAAAATGCTGTTTTACCATATAATGGTAACGCAAAATCGCTAGGATCTGGAATATAATCACCGTCAAGCGTTGATGAATTGCCTGAACCAAATGTTAAAGTAGTAAAACCTGTTAAAGTATTATATTCTTTCGTGAACCTATATGGTGCTGGGAGAAGCTCAAGATTTTCTGATACAGTGCCATAATCATAATCATTATTTTGAACTTTTTTGAAAACAACATCTTGAACTAAATAATCAACTTCATAATACTCATTACCATCAGAATCTTTTACAGATAATATTTCTGTAATATCTTTTTTATCTAACGTTAGTTTTTTAAATTGTTCAAAATCACCCAGTTGAAACTTTTTTGTATTTGTATTGCCTGATACGCAGATACCCGACATTTTCATGATAAAAGACGTTGGATTTGAACTAACATCAATATTTCCAATCACGCTTTCTGCAATTAGCACGTCATTTATTTCTTTAGAAAAATCTAAATTATCTAGAAGTGTAAATGAAATACCAGAATTTGCTTTTATAATTGTCCCTTTTTGAATAATTGGTAATGTAGATGGGTCAGGAACATAATTATCATTTATATCCAAAACAGCTGGAACTTCAATATAAAAAGATGCAAGCACGCCGCCAGGGGAAGCAGGGCGTAGCGGGACGCCTGCCGATTTAAATAATTTTATTATGTTTCTTGTTTCAATTGCCGTGCCAATATTTAGCTCATTAAATTGGTGGTCAATATAAAAACTCATCGTATCGCCAACGTGTGCAGCCATGTCTAAGAATAAACCACCGACTGATGCGTCTGAAAAATCTTTAATTTTATCTGGGAAATAGATTTTTGCATAACGTAAAAGGTCGGCACGAATTGCATCAAAATCACGACCGTAAAATTGGCTTAATGTTTTCTTTTTTAAAACGTTTTCAATAATTTTTTTAGACATCTAAGTCTCCTGTCATGATAATTAGCATATTGGAAGTAGTGATACAACAATTTTTTTATTAACAACACCTAGATCTTTTATGTCATATGTCAATGTAATAAATATACTTGTAGATCGGGTTATTTCATCAAACTCACCAATTTGCGTTTCAAAATCTTTGAGTGAAATATACGGCATAAAAAAATTAACTGCAGTTTTAATTCTTCTCATTGCTTCTGCATCAAAACTATCATTTGAAATGCGCTCTGACAGAAGCGGTTGTAAATTTGCACCAAATGAAAACTGACCTAATCGTTCACCGTGATTTGTCATAATAAGATTTTTTAAATTATCATAAATTTGTGATGCCATACCAGAAGACATTTCAAACAATGAATCATCGCCGACCTGCAGGGGTGTTGTTATTCCATAAGGTAAATCAAATGTCTTCGATGACAAAAATTTATCTGAATTTAACGTTTCACCAACACTTTTAAAACTTAGTTTCGCCATAAATGCATACTCCCCTCTAGCTATTAAATATTACAAACATAATTTACCTATTGAATTTAGCTCCAAGGTGCTATTGGTGTCCCAGACGGTGGTGTCCAGGTTGCAGTCAATATCCACATATAAATTTTTGCTGATAGATATTCTGCAATATCATCAAGTGTTAATATTTCTTTACATTCATCTATTGCTGGAAACACCTCGCTAAACGACGCCGACGGTGGAATTACAACGTTATATGGTGCGACAGCAAGTATTGTAGCAGATATCGTCATAAGAAATGCTGTAACTGGTGTATCAAATACAATTTTTGGTGATGATATTGCTGTAATTGTTGGTGCAGCTGACATTGTCGCAAGAAGTGCTGAAAACAGTGCTGGCTGTGCAGCAGTTGCAGCAGCTGCAACACCAGGAGGTGATACTGCGCCAGCAAGAGAGATTATTTGTGTAAGCGCTGTCGCCCATGCGTCGGCCGCAGTAGGTATATTATCAAACTGTTTAAACATACCATCATTATAAATTTGATTTAATAATGTTTCTTTTATGATACTCTTCGTTATCATGATGGGCGCTGTTTCTCATTGTTATACGTTGATCCAACAACAACAACATCACTTAATAAATTATCAAGATAATTCTCCCAATCATTTAACACAACATTAAAATTCATAGGATTAGCACCCCCGGTTGTTGCTGATGCAAGTGTTAGTGGACCAACAGGAGAAGGAATTATCACCTCTTTTAATATTTGTGATAGATATTTACAGTGAGCGATAAGCTCGTGACCAAGAACTGCAGGTTGTGAATATACATTTTCACCTAAATATATTATGCCTGTGTCACCTGTTCGAAGATGAATGTTTCCCTCTTTACACAGTTCAATATTTGTTTGTTCTGTCTCGTTATCACCAGAAGATGTTTCTTTTCCTTCTCGTTTTAATAATAATGAACCACCATATTTTGAAATGATCCTATTCTCGTCTGCTTTAATAATAATACAAGATTTTGGTAAAATGACGGCATCACTTGTTGCACTGTCATAGTGTCCATGGTTTATATTAAAAAAGTCTAAACTTGTACCAAATTTATCAATATAACCAAGCTTTTGATCAGCAATTGAATTCATTGAAATAAAAATACGAGCAGAATCATTTTTAAAATCAATATCGCCCTCGGTTTTTTTATCATTTTCACCAGGAATTGTCGATCTTGTATCTTTATTTATTTCATTATATCCATATACATTTTCAATATTTTTTATTGCTGATGTTTTTTCTGTTTGCCCGCGACCTACAACCAGATCAATTGCACCTCGGCTTTGTTGCCGACCTTCCTCATCTAAGTTATCTGTGTCTCTGTCTTCGCCAAGAAGAATCATTGTGTTATTAGATCCGTGCAATGATAAGTCTGGAGATCTTGTTGATGCACGTGGAATAGGCTCGCCAGTAAAATCAGAAATTGCAGATGCATTAAAAATATTTAAATTTTGCTTAAGCGCATCAGTTTTTATTGCCGTTATTGGCGGAAATGATATAGGTTTAGATGAAACGTCTTCTTTTACTTTTTCAGAATTAAACTTATCTGCCGTCTGCTTAGTTGTTTTAATAATTACATTGTCAGTAAGCGTTTCCTGAAGGCGGGTTTCGCATGTATAGTTTAAATCTTCTACACTTAATAGTGAGTGTTTACGTGAAAGCCAATATAACTGACCATCAAAATCTTTTATACACCAAATCAACTCACCGGGCTTTATAGGTTGGACTATGTGAGAGAAAAATGGTAAAACAATGTAAGGTCTTTGATTTTTTAAATTTTGTTTTCTATTGAGCTGGTATGCAAAAATTGTATTACGTGGCATTCCTATAATATCATTTGCTGTAATCTCAGCACCAAAAAGGTCTTTAAATTTTTCTTTTGATAAATCAGCAGGATTACTTACATAATCAATTACGTATGCTGTTATAAACTGACCGTCGTCAGTCGTAACATTCTTTACGTGTGTACCAAGATCACCAAGCGCTGACTTAAAAAAATCACGTGACATAAAAATTACTCCATAATTGTATTATAAATATCATCTGGATTAATTTGGGCACTTTGTTCTTCAGCTTTTGATATTAATTCTGCAAGTTTTAAAATCTGATCATTTGATTTGCTCATTCGTTCAAGATACTTTGCCGCAATTGTTCCAGCAACAGCATGTTGAGCAGAGCCTGATAGGTCTGTAAACAGATCTGCAAAAAGAAATGCTGCACATTCTCTATCATTTATAGAATTTTCGTATATTTCTTTCCACAAAAACTTACGTTTGTCTTCTAATGTGTCTATTGAATCAAGTAAATCAGCAAACTGCTTGACTTTTTTATTTTTATCATCAATTTTCGTTAACTCTTTATTAATTTTATCTAATTTTGACATGCTTATTACCTTATAAGAATATTATATCATATTTATCATCTTTCTTTATTAGGCGATAGTGGCGCCGAATAGCAGACATTGCAACTGACAATTGTTTTGGATTTAATCCTGACAGGTCGCGCAAATAAACAAAAACTGCTCTTTTGTTTAGAAAGTCAAGTTCTTCAATTTTTTCAAATAATGTTATTATTGCATTAATACACAGTATTTCATTTTCACCATCAAGCTGATGCTTTATTTCTTCTAGCATTAAAAACAAATCAATAAGTGAGTTTTTATTAAGCATGTCTTTATCTTGCGCGTCAACAATAGAATGCATTTCAATTAACTGTTTATCACGAAAACTTAATATTTCAGTGTCATCTAACGAAACGGCTCTCTTTAACTCTCGTGTATTTTTCTTTGATTGTATAATTAGCCAATTTTTTGCAACAACATTAAAATATGAAAATGCTTTTGAACCTTTAGATGGGTCGAACTTGTGAATTGTCTCATATAAAAATGTAACACAATCATTTTTTAGATCTTCATGTGATCCTGTAAGTGACCTGAAACCGTGAATAAAAATTAGATTTTCAACGAGTGTATTGAATGGTTTTTTAATCCTCGTTACATAAATCTCGTGTTTATCTTCCTGTTTTTCTGTATTTTGAAATTCACAAATAGCATCATGCGCAGGACGACCAAAATACATTTTCGTACCTTTACGCTTTCCTCTTCGTCGCTTGAGTCGTCTTACTATCAATTGCTTACCTTTTCATTTTTTTCTTCGTTGTTTTCGTCTTTAAAATCTTCAATGATATAATTTGAAATATTTAAAAATGTGTGCCTAACATTTTCAATGCTAGCGATTACTTGTCTAATTTCGACGCTGTCAAAAAACACAGGTTTCTCAAGAACTTTTGTAATTTCTGTGTATTCATCATCTATTGCGTCTAAAATATCTGTTAATTTTTGTTCAGTGTTTAAAACAACAAGTGCAAACTTAATCATAAAAAAAACAGAAACACCACATAACAAGACTAACAATCCTATAATATATAAATGATAAAGTGAAATAAAATCAATCATTTTGTAAAATATTTTTTAGTGTCATTTCGTTATACTGAATTTTTGTAGCATCGAATGAATAGTCTTGCTTAATTTTTTGCGCTAATTTATTTGATTTAGACTGGATTCCTTTTCTATTTTTATAAAAATTTCTTACTTTATTTTTAAAATCTTTTTCATTTACCTCAGCCCACTTTGCGCCAGGAACAAAAATATGATTATCAAGTTTTCTTTTATCTACTTCATTTAATCTGTAGTCAAGCTCAATAAAGCTACCTAACTGCAAAAAATCAAGATGACCTGACCAATTCGTCGCAATAATCGGAAGCGATGATGCAGCGGCTTCTAGCAAAGGTAATCCAAAACCTTCACCCCTAGTAGCGGAGATAAGTGCATTAATTTGTTTATGTGTGTACAATGACGCGACTTCACCAGGTGACATATTTCCATGAAGAAGATGAATTTTTGGATATTGACACTGTCTAACTTCACTGATGAGTTTTTTAACCAGATTTATTGTGATACCTTTATCAATTTTTGTACCACGACTGGAATTTGTTTTAAATACTATTCCAATGTCTTTTTCATCTTTAAACTCTTCACAAAGCCATTTGATAGTATTAAATAAATTTTTTCTATCTGTTTGCGGAGTCATTCCTGTAAATTGACCAAATACTAAAAAATTAAATTTTGTGTCAATATCAAGAAATAAAGGTGCTATATCTTTATCAATTGATTCATGATATGATTCTCCAACAACAACTATTTTTGTTGTGACATCAATACCAGTATTATAAATTGTTTTTTTAACAAATTGAGATGGAACAATTACAAGATCCATTTGGTTTATATTATTTATCCACACTGGATTACATTTATCTGTTTCGACTAAAGCCGTTACACCAACATTAAACTTTGCAAGTTTTGGATCCCACTCATTAGGAAGTTGCACTTGAAATGAAATGTCAAAAGTACTTCTTCCTGTGTTTGTTCTCTCAAAAATTTGCCCTATAAGACCATCTTCAGCATCATGGTTTAAAAGCCAAGGTGTATTACCCCAATTTACGACCTGAGTTGTTGTAGAAAAATCGACTCTTGTGAAAAGCCACTTGGCAATCTGGCGAGAGTGAACGCCATAGCCAGACTGTGATAAAAGAGGTGCCCTTATTACTACATTTTTTTTATTCATAGTGTTGTAATGTCCCATGGTTTATAATCTTTTTTCCAGGTGTCTATTGTATTATTTAATGAACTGTGCCATAAATCGACTGTTGTTTGAATATTAAATTCAGAATCAACATAATCCATAACTTTTTTTGACATTTTGTTTTTTGTTTGTTCGTCATAAGAATATATCTCAAAAATTGCAGTAGCAACATCTTCAATGGCAACATAATCCTCATAGATATATGGAACCTGTTGCGAACCTGCCAAAGTTGAAATGCTGACATCGATTGCAATACCATTCTCAGATCCATCACGATGATCAACAACTTGCCTTGTAAGCCCACCGGTTTTGGCTGCAATTATTGGAGTACCTGTTTGCATTGCTTCAAGTGTTGCAAGGCCAAATCCTTCGGCATAACTTATGTTAACACAGACATCTGAAATATTGTATAATATATTTATTTTATCAAATTCAAGGCGATCTCTTGAAAAGAATACATTGTTTTTGATTCCTAATTCTTCTGCCAATATATACAGGTTCGGGCCTTCACTGTCTAAGGGGTCAGTATGCATTATTAATGTTGCGTCGCGACTAGGTACTTTATCAAGAAATAGTTTCCATGCATTTAGCAAATCACCAGGGCGTTTTCTGCGAGCATTTCTATTATTCCAAATTGCTACAAAATGATCTCCCCTATCGCTACCAAGAATAGCTTTTTTATAATTTTTTATTTCACCTTGTGAAAGTTTATAAAAGAGTTCTTTTGGGACAGCATGCGGTATAAAATTAATTCTTGAATGATTAGGAAGATTATCTGAAAGTAGTTCATATGTCAGAAATGAATGACAATTAATTGTGTCTGTTGATTCATAAAGAGTTTTATTAAATTTTGGATAAGGAGCGTTGTCCCATACATGCCAATATGCAATTGGGCAAACTTGATGTATTTCATCTTCCATTTCCCAAAGCCATGTAAAAAATCTTGGATCAGTAAAAATAAAAATAAGATCAGGTTTTTCTGTTGCAAGTGTTAATCTAATAAGGTTCCTGTCTCCAAAACCATCAATTGGCTTAATTATAAAATCGTCATGGACTGTTACAGTTTTATAATCAGTATGTTTCATGGCAGCGCCAAACTGTCTAAAAGTCCATTCGTTCTTCTGAAGCAGTCCATTTATAAGATGACGTGTTTGAGTGCCGACACCTGACGTTGAAAGAGCATGATCAGATAATACTAATATCTTTTTCTTCTTCATTGTAAAAACCCATCTTTTTCAATTTGTCTATCTGTCATTCTAAGCAGTTTCAACTTATTTTCTTTGAATTCTTTATTAATCATTTATTATATACACCTAAACATGAAACATTATATCAAAAATGATAATAATTTAAAATATTTTTTTATTTACAATGCGTTGTATCTTTATAAGGACAAAATTGGCATGAATTTTTATTTTTCATAGCAAAGCCATTCATTACTGCATGGATCATGTTATTCATAAGTTTAACGCCTTTAGCTAATGTCTTTGGTCCTACAGAAACAGGTACTATATCAACAATGTTTCCAATCTTTCCGCCTCTCTTAAGCAAAATAAATGCACAACGAATATCTTTTAAATCAATATCGTATTTAATTGAGTAAAAGTGTTTGTAAAGTACAAGCTGAGCCTGAAGCTTAAAGTCTTGCTTCTTATCTCTACGCCAACCATAAGCACCGGCAGTTTTCCAATCCAAAATATGATATATATAACCTTCACCGCGCTTTTTAGGTACTTTAATGATTGCGTCAACAAAACCCTTAAATTTAACAGGCTTACTCTCGATTGGTTCGTAAAGATACTCCTCAGCTTTTACAGTTTCCCAACCCGGGAATTCCTTATCTAAATAAGCAGGTACTTCATTCCACATATTCTCTGCCCATTCGCACCATTTTTCAACACCGACATCAGATGATTTTTTATACCAACCAGGCTGTTGTTCAACCCACTTAGGATCATCGAACCCGTGCTTCTTAAAGTCTTCTCGAATGTCATTGAGTAGTTTGTCTTTATTGAGATCTTTTCCCTCGAGCATGTTTTCGCAGCCTTCGTGAACTGCTGTTCCAAACCCAAGGTACGGTGAGGGCTTGAACATATCGATTTTGTCAATCTTTGCCAGTTTGTGACGCCAAGAACATTCTGCCCACTCTTTTATCTCAGAGAATGATACATGTGGTTTTCCCGTTGGTAATAAATACTTTTCTTCACTCATTTTATAATCCTGTTTATAATAGACTATATCATAGACTTTGGTGTTTTACAAATCTTTATTGACGGAGTTGGTCTGTTGAAGTTTATTTTTTGATGGAATATCCAGCCGCCCATTTCATTTTTTAGTTTTGTAGCTAAATCCGATATTTCCTCGTCAGATACTTCAGACCAGGGTTTGTCAAAGAACATATTGTTTTCAGCTGTGTCTTCTTGTGTAATGTTGTACATACTCTGCCAGTGTTTTGTCCAATAGTTTTTGTAAGTCTTTATTTTTCTCTCAAGATCGAACCAAGAATAGTGATAAACTCCAGGATAATTTGATGTTATTTTTTCGATAGCCTTTTGGTATTCATTGACAGCCTTTGTGTTTCCTGAAAGTGCTAAGGTTCTTACTTCGTGAAGATCTTGAGTATAAAAGTTTCCAAATGGAATAGGGTTTCCGTTGTCAGTTCGTATATAGTCACACCCATCTGATCCGGGTTTTGAGAATAATTCGCCATTTTCGTCATATTCTCTTAAATGTGCTGGTATTCCGTGTGTTATGTATTCTTTGTTTTTACTTAGTCTCCATTTCCAGGGATTGACGTCGACACGGACTTTGTCATATCCACCCCAATATTCTACTACAGGAAGGGCTACTAAGTCAGTGGTGTTTGGAAAATTCTCTACTAGGTTCTTTATTTTTTGTCCATCGTCTTCGTGAACTATCTCATCTACATCTTGCTGCCAACAGAAATCAGACGTGCAGAGTTTTCTGGCAGCAGCTTTTTGAGCCCCGTCAAAGACTGCGAATCTTGTTTCAGTCCAATCCTTAGGGAGTAAGTGGATCGATATGGTTTCGTGAAGCTTAGACAACTTCTGGAGTACTTCAAGTGTCCCGTCATTAGAACCACCATCAACAACAACAACTTGGTCGCAGAATGCAACCAGGGACAATATTGATTGTTCAAAGGGGTACTTTTGTTCAATACAGTTATAAGTTGTAGTATAACCAGATATTGTTGGCGATTTTATGTTTTTTGTTATTTCTTCCCAGAATACGCTTGGACGATTTTTCAAATATTTGATCATCTTACTATTTGACCCAGAGAACCATTCTTCGTTTTTATGTTGAATATTTTCATTTATTTCGAGGTCACAGCCAAGTAACTTTGCTTCAATAATCATTCTCGGACATGTATCATGCCCTAAGGGCTTATATACGATACCCCTTGATTTAGAAAGCTTTGTTAAAAACTGAGAGCTTGTGAGACCTGAAATTAGTTCATATTCTTTATTGTTTTCTTTACACCAGTTAATAGCTGTTTGGGGTGATTTAATCCAACTTTGTGAGTTTAGGATCAGATATTTTTCATTCTTTTTATTTTTTGATAGTCCAGATATTTCATTAAAAAACGAAGTAGAGAAAACTGAAGATAAAACAAAGTTATTTGTGTCTTTTAAGAAAGGAAACCTAGTTTCATATACTGACCTTTGCCTTTCAGACATATACCACAGTGACTTAGCTCCGTAATAAAATGTAGAAACTAACTGTCCATGTTGTTCTTCATGACATGAACACTCGATATCATCATAATGATTATGTTTATCAACGGATCGATATTTACAGAACTTATAATCATATTCAATAACTGAATATTTTAAATTCGCAATAATAGTAGGTATCAAATTTAGGTTAATATAAGCAAAATTAGTAAAGATCCAGAATTTTTTATGACCTTCTTTTAAAAGATCAATATTCAGATCTTTAGAATAAATTCTTTGTATATTATATTCACTATTTTCAAAAAGAGATTCAGTAGTAAGTTCCGCTCCACCATTAATATCTATAGAGAACAGATCAGAGACTAACACTATTTCAGTATTATCTTTGATAGTTATTTGATTAAAAGGACTTTTCATTAACAGATCACCTCTAACAGATAATACCGTGTATTAGAATATTGTATTAATATTTTTTATGTTTGTGAGTGATAACGAACAATTACATTTTTTAATATACAACCCAGATATTACTGATATAATTAAAGGGAGAGTTGGGTGGGAATAGATACAGTTATACTAAGAATTGTATTTGTACAAACTTATCCTATTTTCTCCAAAGCTAACCAAG